TCTTCACCTTCTTCTACTTTTCTTTGATTATCCATCGCTCTAAGATCTAATTCTCTAGCTTTTAGTTTTGCGATAGGGTCATTTCCAAAATCACCCATAATTTTATTCTCTTCTTCCTTAAATTCTTGTGTCATCTCTGCAATCAACTTAGATTTTCTTGCTTCAAGAGCTAAAGTTAAAGTTAAAAGTTGTTGTTGAGTGTTTGGATCTTGTTGTAACATTGGATTTTGTTGAACAGCCATTTGTAATTGTTGTAACTGTTGTAGTTCTTCCATAAATTCTACCTCTATCTGCTCTTGTGCCATAAATGAAATATGTTCAAATATATTTTTTTCTAATGCACCAAGCACTGCTGGATTATTTTTAGCTAAATTAGTGGCCATAAAATTTAAGTGAGTTGTAATGTGTGATCTGTGGTCTTGACCCTTAAATGCTTGAAAAGGTTTACCGCTCATTGCTAAAATATTTTCAGTAGCAGGATCCATCGGCATAGGTTGTTGTGGTGGTGGAAGTATTTGGTCAATATTTTTTACACCAATAGCTTCGTACATATCTCTGTATGCTTCATAGATATTATGTATTTGTGGATTTGACATTGCAAGTTGCAACTCTGTTTGTGCTAGACTAATTCTTTGTGATTGTGAAAATATATTTGGATCAGCTACAGGTATAATATCTACTCTTTCATCAAAGTCAGTTTGTTTAATCATTCTTTGTGCACCAACAACATCATATGGATATTCAGGTGGTAGATACTGTGCAAATACATCAGCTAATAATTTAAATTCTTGTTTCATTGCAGCATACAATCTTTTATGTATCGCTGACATAACTCTTGACCCACGCTCTAGTAATGCAATTGTTGTACCAACAGCTGCCTGTTGATTGCTATCGCCAACCTGCATATCTGCAATAGCAGCAAATCTTTGACCTGCTTGCACTACAACACCCATCAATTGTAATAATGTTGCTGATGGTTCTTTGAAAGGTAACGGCATAAATGCATCTCTAATATTACCACCAGGAGCATCTACATCTCTAAACTCTCCAGGTTTGATGGACTCTGCCTCGTCTCTTAGTCTTATGCCTCGTTGTTTAAAACCAGCAGGCATGTTCGAAAAACTTCCAGCATCTATAAGAGATCTTAAAGTTGCTGTTGCAGTTTTAGATAAACCACCAATCATGTGTATTAAACCAAAGCCATAGAAACCTAGACCAGGTAAAAATTTAAAGTGGACAAAATAATCTATTTTTTTTCTTAATGGATCTTCAGCTTTATAGTTTCTTCTAATAGATAATACTTCTTTACTACCTTGATCTAATGTTACGATGTAAGGTAATTTAATACCTGTCTTCTCTCCAGTCTCTGGATTTAAATCTTCAAAACCTTCAAGGTCAAGATCAACATGATATTCTAAAATTGTAAAATCATTTTCGTCTTTTGTTTTTTTAACACCTTCTAACTCTAATTCTTTTTTGTCAATCTCTGTATCTTGTGTATAACCAGGTTGTATTTCTATATCTCTGTAAAAACCAGATACTTGTTTTTTTCTAAGATCGTTTTCTGACATTTTTAATCTATGTATTACAGCCTCAGCATCTTCCAAAGATGTTGCTGTGTATGGAACTATCAAGTCGTCTGAAGGAACGAATTTAGAAACGGCTCTGTCAAGTAATTCATCATAATAAATTTTCTTGAAAGCAGAGCCGCTAAGAGGGAGATAAAAAAGCATCTGATCGAACTCGGGTTCATACTCTTTCATCTTGTTCATGAGTTGATAGTTCATGAAGTTTTTTACTCTAGCTGCCTGGTCTTCTTTTACTCTATCTACAACACCCATAATCTGAGTGTGCACTGGACCTTTTGCTGGTAGTAATTCTTTATAAGCTTGTGCTTGAAACTGTGTGACTGCTTCTCCTAACACTGGGTGTGTTACACCTGAAGCACCTTGAAATGGTTGTGTTCTATCTTCGTATTTAAATCCTAAAAGATCTAAACCTTTTGTGTAGCCATCTTCCCATTCTTTACGAGAAGATTTATAAGTCATATAATTACTAAAAAGTTCTGAACCTAATGTGCCTAAAACATCATCAGGTAATAAATCTGCTAAATTATCAAAATGAGATTCAGTTCCAGGTTGATTAACTTTGTTTGGTTCAAAGTTTATATCTACTGAACCATCTTCATTTTCTTGTACGTCTACGCCTTCACCACCTTGTGATTCTGCTACTTGTTCTTCTGCTAAAGCAACTTCCTCGTCGCTAGGCGTTTTTACTGTGTTCTCTACGACGTTTGGTAGAGCTTTGTCTATTGTTGACATTCTTTTTCTCCGAGTTCTTGACTACTATAGTCTGTTTAAAAGGAACATTCAACCCTTGTGAATTAGGTCCTTTCTTTGGTGGTGGGCCACCTCCTGGAATTAATTTAACCATTATAAGTCACTTAATTTTTGTAAACCCATTATACCTAAAGATGCTCCTAATCCAATACCTCCAGCTCTAGATAATAATCTTAATGCTCCAGGACTCATACCCAGTCTCATGGCTGCCGCTATTTTAGGATTAACCCCTCTAGATGCAATTCTAGTTGCTGGCTCTGCAAAAGTTGCACCAAGATAATTTAATGGATCTGTTGCAATATCTAATGGTGAATCACCTTCTGCTATCTGTGAAGTTACATTCATAGCTTCCATAGGTAATAAAGCTAAAGGAGTTCCAAGTGAAGCTAAACCTCTACCTAAAACTCTTGCACCAGTTTTAATTGTGCCAGGTGCAACTCTTTTCTTTTCAATACCGAGTGCTCTGGATTTACTAGCCTTAATTGTTGATGGTGCTGTAACAGCTAAACCTGCTGCAGCTTCTGCACCTAACGCAGGTAGTTGATAATCTAATATTGCAGGTCTATCAATATCAATTGATACAGGTTGTGTGGCCATATCAACCAACATACTTTTTTGTTGATCTTCATTTGATAAATAAGTTGTTGGATCGTTATTATTAAATTGTTTTACTAGTCCTGCACCAAGAGCTCCTGCGACACCAGCTATACCAAAATTTCTAATACCTGGATTTCTTAAAAAACCTAGTGCTGCATTTTTAAATTTTGGAAGAATACCTTCTGTTTGATTTATTCTATTTAAAGTTCCAACTCTATCTGTCTCCATGGCTTCGGCCATTTCATCTGCGCAACCTCCAGAAAAACCTATTCGACCACCATCTTTACTAAATGCAATCTTTCCTGCAAAAATATTACAAACATTTCCTGTATTGTTTTGAGCAGCTGATACAATTGTATTTCTGATATTACTTTCCCAAAATGGTTTTGCTTTTTTGACATCAACATAGAATCCTTTATCTTTTGCAAACTGTCCAATATCAAGCCCTGCTTTTTTAAATCTTTCTAAAGTTTTTGGAGAATAAATTTTTGGATCTATGGTCTCTCCAATTTTTATATCAGGTACATTTAATTGATTTATTTGAGCTTCTGTGAAACCTTTTTTAGTTAATCTATTAACCAGAGTATTTCGATCAGAATCTAGAGACAAAGCAATTTTTTCAGCCTCTACTGTATTAGGATTTTTACCTGACAATAAATCTTGTATCTTTCTTACTTTTGTAGAAAATGCACCTTGGTAATTTTTTAATTCGTTTTTATTAATATTTGTCTCAACAGCATCTACAAAAACACTAAACGGTTGTATTGCTCTAGACTCACCCGTGCTTAATCCAATAACTTCATTAACACTAAATGGAACTTCTTTTACTCCTGGACCCAAAACTTTTTTTAATTCATTTCTAAAAGCGTCTTTAAAATTTCCTAACGTTCCAGATTCTTGAGGGTATAGTTTATTAACATTATCTAATGCTAAATTATAGAAAGCACTTCTACGTGCGTTGTTTGAAGAATCAATCGCAAGTTCATTTATAATCTTTTTTCCAAGCACTGCATCTTTTGCAATTTCTATATCTGTTCTAAATGTTTCTCCTCTTAACAATCTAGAATACAATGCCTCGGTATTTGCAATGGTGGTAGGAGTTGACATGGAAGTCTTTTGAATTACTTCGCCTATGTCAGGTAGTTTTTTAGTATTTTTTAATTTTTTTCTAAATAACTTGTCGTACTCTTTAATATTATCCACCATGGCGGAGGATATTTTTGGAGAACTAATTAAAGCGTTCCAATTTTTTAAAACATTAACACCTGGATCTTTATAACGAACAACTGTCTCTCTTCGACCTGTTGTTGGATTAACACCGACAGTTCTCTTTTTTTCAATATTATCTCTTATAAATCTTGTTGATGTGTCTTGATCTGGTCTTGATTCATAGGTTCTTAAAGTTTGCAAAGGGAGGCCAAGTTTTTTGGCCATCTCTTCTCCAGTTAAAGTAAAACCTTTTGCCGCTTTCTCAAGTTTTTGTTTTCTTAAAAAAGCATTATATGAATTTGCTTTTGTATTAGTTTTTTGATCTATCTCATTCCAAGGTGTTTTATAATTTTCATCATAGAAATCTCTAAACTTTTTATTATTTTTATAATCTGTATCATATTTACTTTTTCCAGCCTCAGCACCTGAAGCAAATTTTTTAACAGTAAGATTTTTAAAATTACCTTTTGCTTTTTCTCTAATTATTAGAGAACTAATATTTGCATTTTTAGCGTTAGGTACTTTTGCTTTCTTTTTTATTTCATCAATACTGAGATCTAATTTTTTTCCACCAGCTAAAAGTTTTTTTAAATAATCAAAAACTTTTTGCATGTCAGGTGAATAATCACTTCCACCTCTTGTTTTTAATTTAGCCATTACACCTCCAGAATTTCTGCTAGGCCGCCGCCTTTGAAACCTATAGGGTCAATGCCTAACATCTCTTGTATCTCTCTGATACCATCTGGAAAGTCATCAGGATTTTTTAGAACCTGATTTAGTCTCTGCATGTATAAAGTTTTTTCTTTACCAACAAGACTCTTGTCCATAGCTATGTTTCTAAATAATGTTGAGATATCTTCTGCTTCTAAACCATACTTACGTATGTTTCCATAACCCATCTGTTTACCGCTAGATTTTGCAGCAGCTTTCTTTGCAAGGCCTAAAGCTTTACCAACTAATTTACCTCTAAAGAATGGCACACGACCACCATCTGCAAAATCAAAGTCAGCTGTAGTTGGATCGAATCCTCTGTCAGTTATCGTATTACCTCTTGCATCTTTTACTCTAACTAAATTTTTAGCAAATAACTCTATTTGATCTCTACCGTCTAATTGTGCAACCGCTGTTGCAACTCTTGGACCAAAATATTTTTGTACTAATAACAATGGATCACCGAGTGCACCACCGCCACCTTCTGTCATAAATTTAAGATCATCTAATTCCATAACCGACGATAATGTTGGACCACCTGGTGGAAGAGATGGATCTTCTAAATCTTTAATTGTGTTTAAAAAATCTCTAGCGTTACCTCTAGCCACAGGTTTAGCTGCTTCTTTAACACCTGCCATATCATAAACCCTGTTTACTAAATCATCTCCGATTGTTTTATCGAAATTCATAACTTTCTTTAACGACTCTAAACCTGCACCTGTAAATGGTGCCGCTATATCATCCGCACCACCACGTGAACCTGGTGGTGGAAGATCATCTGCCATAGCTCTTAAAGACTCTAGACCTTCTTTGTTTAGTCCCCTGGTCCCTGTTGCCAGGTCCGTGATGTTTGCCGGAGGAGCAGGTGGATCATAAAAATTTTTCATTGCTTGCATGTTAGAAATTAATTTATTAGCTTGCATGTCATTTAACTTACCTGAAGTTAAATAACCCATCGCTGAATCTAACTCTTCTACTGCTTTTGATTTTGATAACACTCCTAATGCATCAGGGTTAATGTCCATATCAACCATGAGCTCTGAAGATTTACCTTTACCTAAAAAGTTTACATTGGTTCGGGTACCAAGGACCTTGGAAACATTCCCACCTAAACTTTGATAAAGTTTTAATGCTGTATCAATTAATGCTCTACTAGCCATAATATTCTACCTTACGTCTTGGAACAGGTTCATCCTGATAATCCTCTGGGTGTCGGACTAACCCTCCTTGTCTTATTCTCATTAGCGCTTGTGTCATGGAGTCGACATAGTCATCGTGATCTCCATTTGGAAACGCTGCACATTCTTCTACAACTTCTTGAGCAAAATGTTCGTGCATAGGGGCCCAAACTTTTCCTGACTCAAAAAGAGGAGAAACTGAGTTAACTCTGACATGTTTATCATTTCCACGGCTCGGTGTAAAGTTAACAACTGGTATTCCCATCTGTCTTAATTCT